GGTTAAGTTCAAGTTCCGTCTGGTTAGCCTCGCTTAAGCTAGGCCCAGTTCGTGTTAAAATTGGCCACCTCTTAATTGGGGTGGCCTTTTTGTTTTGCATGAACATCATCCATAAACCACATACCTACTCCAAAGAAGAAATTGATAACGAGCTTCTCAATCTCGTTAAAGAAAGTCTTGTTGAGGAAAAGGCCACAGAGTTTGAGCGCACCAATGTAGCTCGCGCACAAGCCTCTGTGATGAAAAATCACAAGAGCATTCCCGGCTTAGGCAAATGTATAGGAGTCATTCCCGGACGCGAGTATTTCCGACTAGTTAAGAAGTATGGCTATGAGACGGTTCACAGCAAAGACTTCATGCGATTCTTCAACCGGAAGATGCCAGAACTCTCCCCTAACAAGGTATAATGCAAAACAAATCATACTCTGACCTGCTGACTCTTGTTCAAGCCCTATCGGGCGTTGATGCGTTCACTACGCTTGAACAGTCCAAGGTGCTGTCGATGGCCAATCGTCGTTTGTACGAAGCCTATGATTTTAGCCCCACTTGGCCACGCTACATCGTAGGGGCTCAGGTTAGGCCAGCCGTCAACAATGTCATTTCCCGCGAGTATGACAATGTTGCTGGCATTCGCGCTTCTTCGTCTGCTAGTAGAAGTGCAACCACGGTTACGATTGTTTGCACAGCCGCAGTGACATTTGCCTCTGGCATGAGTGTTGCGATTAGCGGTCTTAGTGGCACAGTGACTCCCAACGGCACCTTTACGGTTACTGGCATTGAGACAACGAACGTGGAGAATGACACGTTCACTTACAGCCTGAGCTCTGGCGCAGGTTCCGAGACTTACAGTGGCACCGCTACGGTGTCTCCCGTTGCCATTGCTGACATTGCTGACTTCAACCGTATCTGGAACGCCAATCCGTTTAGCACTAACGGATTTTGCGAGTATGAGTTCTTTGTTGATAGCGATGGGGCGACGGTCATCAACAATGCCACAGGCAACTCTGGCTTCTGGGTTGGTTACAAGAAGCAATGGCCCGGCCCCTATACGGCCATTTCCACGGACATTCCCTTGGAGTTCTTCTATTACGCCGCCCATGCCACCTATGCCGACTTCTTGCGTATGGATGGTCAGGTTGACAAAGCCATTGCTGAAGAGCAAATTGCCATGAACTATCTCATGCTAGAGTTAAGCAAAGCTCAAAATCAGCGCAATAACAATGCTTTGTTTCGCCGCATTTCTACCTACGTTTCAACACAATCCCGTCAATGAATAACTCCCTCGTTGTTAATCTCTATCCTACGCCAACTGGTGAAACGGACGAACGCCTTGCGGTTAGCACGGCGGTAGTTAGTCTCACGAATGCTTGGTCGTCTGCCAAAACCAAGTATGTCCTCATTGATATTCAGGGCGACGATGTGATGGTGACGTTTGATGGCAGCAATCCTAGCTCCACCAACGGCCATCTGTTCAAAAAACTCACCCCTCCGTTCTTCTGGAATAAGAACACGGCTATGGCGGCTAAGTTCATTCGTGCCAACGCTACGGATGCTTCGGTTCAGGCAACTCCTTTCACCGTCTAATTATGTCAAACTCACGCATAGTTAATGGCCCAATGCAGGTGCTTCCGGTTAGCGGAACATCCATGCGTACCCTTTCGATTGGTGCCACAGCTTCCAACTTCATTGTCGCGGCCCTCAATCCCAACACTAGCCACATCTACTGGACGTTGGAAGGCGCTGACATTCGTCTCACGATTGATGGTTCCACCCCTACCACCACCGCTGGGCACATCTTCAAGGATGGCAATAGCGGCATCTGGAGCGCGGGCTGGGCTAAGAACGCCAAAGTCATTGCGGTTAGCGGTACTGGCGTATTCACGATTAGCGAACTCAACTACATTTAACCATGTCCGGCATTTTTGACCAAATTATCAACTATTCTCCCCCGCTGATTGTTAGCGGAACGGTCAATTACAAGGGGACATGGAATGCTTCCACAAATAACCCAACGCTGAATAGCTCTCCTGCGGCTTCGACCAAGGGCGACTATTACGTTGTCAGCACGGCTGGCACGCAGTTTGGCATTACGTTTGCCATTGGCGACTGGATTATTAGCAACGGAACAGCATGGGAGAAAGTTGATTTGACGGACGCTGTTTCTAGCGTGTTTGGACGCACAGGAGCTGTTGTTGGGGTGAGCACGGACTATTCCGCTGTTGGCCTTACAAACACGGCTATTGGGGCTTCTAACCCATCTACGGGTGCCTTCACCACGGTTAGTGCTTCTACCCCAATTGCAGTGGCTTCTGGCGGCACGGGAGTTTCTACCTCCACAGGCACGACTAACGTAGTTCTAAGCAACTCGCCGACCATCGTCACGCCAGTCATTGCTCAAATCAACGATGCAAGCGGCAACGAGACGCTAAAGCTGGCGTCGATTGCCAGCGCGGTAAACGAGATTTCGATTGAGAATGCCGCAACAGGAAACCCTGTGCATATTAGGGCAACAGGTGGCGATGCGTCTGTTGGACTGCACTTAGTCGCCAAAGGCGCGAGCGGATATGTTAACGTCACAGACGGTGTGGACGAAACCAAGCGGCTCATGTTTAATGCTAGTGGCGGCACGACGAACACGCGCACGATGTTGTCGAGCACGCAGACCGTTGACCGCACGCTTACGCTGCCAGACGCGACGGGTACGTTGCTCTATGGTGGTGGCCCACTTGGAACGCCATCCAGCGGTACGGTGACGAACCTTACAGGCACGGCGTCGATCAACATCAACGGCACGGTGGGAGCGACGACGCCGAGCACAGGCGCGTTCACGACGTTAAGCGCGAGTGGTACGATCACGAAGAATAATACGGCAGCAACCAACTCGCTTGCATTTTTTTCTTCCGGTTCAACTACTGGAGCGGTTTATACAAATCTTGGAAACACCGGAAATAACATTTACGCAGGAGTCGAAACCTCAGCAGGTAATACGTTTGTAATTGGTTCAACAGCTTACGATGCTTTCATAACTGACGTTAATGGCGTCGGACTCACTGTTGGTGTAGGTCAAAACAAGATCGGTCGTTTCTCCTCCACCGGACTCGCGGTGACTGGGGCGTTGTCGAGCACCACAGGAGCCACCTTTGCGACGAGCAGCGGGTCAGTGGGGATTGGAACTGCTACGCCTGTCAGCAAGTTGGATGTGGTTGAAACGGCAACCATCAAACGAGTCACGTCCGGCAACAACATGGACTTGAACTTTTACAACGGTTCTGGTGCAGGAACAGCAGGAAATGTTTCTCGTATTCGGTCTGATGGTGATGGGATTTCAAACGACTATGGTGCACTGTCTTTTTGGACAGGTCGTATTGCGACCGCAGCTATCACCGAACGCATGCGCATCGACAGCAGCGGCAACGTCGGCATTGGGACGACGAGTCCTGCTGCTAATCTAGATGTTCGTGGTGCAAATAAATTATTTGATAGCCATGGTATTGTTAATGTTTACGCCACCGATTCAACCACGGTTGGATACGGTGGTTCTATCGCTTTTGGCGGTAACAATGGAACTGGAGGCACTTCTCCTTATCCTTACGCAAAGATTCAAGGCGTTAAGGAAGGTTCAACAAGCACTTGGAATGGAGCATTAGTTTTTGGAACTACCGCATCTAGCTCGGCTGTAACCGAACGTATGCGCATCGACAGCAGCGGTAATCTGCTGGTGGGGACGACGAGTGCGTCGAATATGGGCGTTAATACAAAATTTGTTGTAAGAACAGATGCTCCAGCGGCCCTTGGTGCAGTATATCAAAATGGTACTGGGGCAGTAGATACTGGAATATCAATAAATCAATTTAACCAAGGCGCTGCTTTATTACTTTTGGCAAGTAGAAACACGGACACTGGACTTAATACCGCTGCTGCTGTGTATTTTATTCGTTTTTATTATGATGGAAATAACGCACCTAGCACAACCTACATTGGTGGTTCTAGTGATTTTATTACCTTTGGAGTTAGCGGTTCAAATACTCTTACAATAACAAATTCAGGAGGCGGGAACGCCAATTATTCTTGGTTTACAAATAAGTAATTATGCACTCCGTCACAAATCTAGTTGCGGAATTGCAGAGTGTTCGTCAACGTCTTGCTGCTCTAGAAGCATAACAACATGAATACCGAACAAGCCCTCAACAACCTATACGCCGCCGCCCGCCTAGCTCCTCTGCCAGCCGAGCAACACGAAATCCTCCGCAAGTCTGCGGAAGTGCTCGTCGAAGCCTTGAAGCCCAAGGAAGAAAAGAAATCCGAGTAACATGGCCGGCACCTCAGATACTAACTGGCGCAGCTACGTTGGCCCACAGGACAATGGGAAGGTCGTTACGTCTGAGGACTGGCAAGCACCAAGCGACCCTAAGCAATGGGACGACTTGTTTAAATGCTCAAACGTGAGCAACCTAACGGCTACTGGATTGGTCATTCCTGCTAGCCGCGAGGACTCGATTGATTGTGTGCGCGGAAACGCCTATTCCTTCCAATCCTGCGTCATTCAAGGCTCAACGACGGTGAAGGGAGCCATTGACGGGCTTAAGCTCAAGAACTGCGTTCTTTCGGGCACAGTGGAGCTAGGCCAATATGACAACTACTGGACTAAGGGCCGCGCCCCTACGCGCAATGTGTCCCTAATCAACTGTTGCTCGCCCGATGGGGAGCCTGTTCGCGTTAAGCTGTGGGACGCCGAGATGCCTGTGGTGCAGAATACGAATGTAAAACTGGTCAAGATACCAAAGTGGGTTTGGTTGCCGTATTTCTTGTTTCGTCGTCTCACCAACCCTAAAGCCGTATAACCATGCTCGACCTTCTTACAAATGCCCTTGGTGGTGGTGCTCTCGGCGTCTTGCTTCGTATTGGCAATGGCTTCTTCGACAACTACAAGTCGGCCCAAGAGCACAAGCGTAAGCTAGAGGAGGCACGAGTCATGGCTGAGATTGCCAGCGACAAGGCGAAATGGGATGCGTTCACGGCTAGTCAGCAAGCGGCCACGCCTTCCGACAACATCTCGCCGTGGGCTGCGAACACCATCACGCTTTTTCGCCCAGTCATCACGCTGCTCCTCCTTGTGCTCGTGACCATCGTTTTCTTTCGCGTCACGGTTTCCGAGCAAGCCGACATGATTGATGAAATTCAGTTCTGCGCGTTCAACTGCATCGGATGGTGGTTTGGCGATAGGATGACCCGTAAGAAATGAGCACGGAGCCCAAAGACTTCGTCGAGGTGGCTCGCCTCTGGAAAGAAACCGGATGGCTCACCGCCGTCATCGGTGGCGCAGGAATGACCGCGCGTTTGCTGGCGAATCCAATCAAAGGTGACGTCTGGGAATCCGTTCGACGCATCGCAATGGCCGCAATCGTCAGCTCAATCGCGTGGTTCGTCGTCGAGCAAATCGAGGTCAGCTCATTCGTGAAGGCGATAACCTACGGAGTTGCGGGCGTCATCTCTCCTGAGATCATCGACGGCATTACGAATTTGGCAAAGAAGTATTCCAAGAATCCGAGCAAGCTCTTGAAGAAATGAACCCGAAGCTAATTACCGCTGCGCTGGCCGCAACTGTCGTCTGCTTTTCGGGCGTCGGAGTGGTTACGGTACAGAAGGTTTCGGAAAACATTGCGGAAAGCGACAGGGAGTTTGCCCTTACTAGTAATGTCCTTAGCCCACTTTTCGACATCTATGGCTTGGCAATTGTGGACGGTCAGGCGAAGGCGAGCAAGGGATTGATAGACGGGAAAGAGTTTTGCGCTTCGCTAACCAAGCTAGAAGCCGAAGCTGAACGGCTCATTGCCGAGTTTGGAGAGCCTAAAGAGCTGGTGGTTAAGCATAAGTTGGTTAAAGCCTATCTAAAGAAAGCGCGAGAAGCGTGTGACAAAGGAAACATTGAGATGCTCAACTCCCCTGCCATGACTGCTGAACTCTATGGCGTCATTGACCCGATGACAGAGCTCATCAACAAGCTCCTATTGGAAAACCTAGAAACATCCCGTAAGTATAAGAAATCGGCAGATAGTGCCCTATTAGCCTTTGAACGTTTTGCTAGTGTGGCTGCTGGGCTAGGCATTGTCTTTGCCGTGGCTCCTTGGATTGGGGCTAAAAAGGCTCCTTCTGTTATAATTAAGCCGAAACGCCGTAAGAAGAAGGAAGCAAATAGGCCCTAGAACCCTGTTTCCTTGCGATTTAAGGCCATTTGACCCATGAACCCACGCAATCTACCCTGCAACAGTCCAAGACGCGATATAAGCGGCGGAAAGAAGAGCGTTGTCCGCGCCTGTGCCGATGGTAAGTCTAGGGTGATACGTTTTGGTGACGCCAACATGACGATAAAGAAAAGCCAACCCGCACGGAAGAAGTCCTATTGTGCTCGTTCTGGCGGCATTAAAGGCACAACAAACAAGCTGTCTGCCAACTACTGGAGCCGCAGGGCTTGGTCGTGTTAATATTCTCCTATGAGCATGAAAAACGAAAAGTATAAGTCGCGCAAGCAAATGATGAAGCACGAAAAGGCTGAAGGCAAACGCGAGCGCAAAATGGAATACGGCGACAAGAAGATGGGCTACGGTAAGCGTAAGGCTTGCTAATTATGCCGCTTACCAAAAAGGGTAAGAAGATAAAGAAGGCCATGCTTGAAGAGTATGGCAAGAAGCGCGGCGAAGCCGTGTTCTACGCATCCCGTAATAAGGGCACAATTAAGGGCGTGGACTACAAGCGGCGCAAGGTATAATGGGCCAATGGCTCGTTATAATAGCTTCGGCGAAAAAGATAGTCAATTCAATGATGAGGTTGATATTGGGTTTTCCCGTATCAATGCTCGCCTACGCCCCGATCAGCTAAAGACTGGCGAGCTGGCTGTGTCCATCAATGGACGCATGGACATTGACGGAGCTTGGCAACCACGCAAAGGAGCCAATGCTTTTGGCCCAGAACTGGGTAACAGCGGCGAAGCCCTTGTTGTCCCGTTCTACATTTGGACTAACCGCACCATCAGCAGCGCAACGCGCAGCACAACGACGGTAACTATCACCACATCAGTCAACCACGGCTTTACGAGTAACACGCTGGTTGGCATCTTTGGACTTACGGGCACCGTCAACCCCAATGGCAATCGCACCATTACTGTCACTGCTTCCAACAGCTTCACGTTTACCATTGCAAACGCAACCGGAAGTGAGACATACAGCATTGGCGGCACCAACTACGCCGGGGCTCCTTTCATCAGCAGCAACATCAACAATGCCTATGGCTCCTGCTTGTTCTCTGACCCCTCCGATGACAATGACGAGTATTTCATCATTGCCCTAAATTCCAAGGCCATTGCCGTCAATTGCGCTACGGGAGTTTCCACCAACATCACCTATCCCACTGGCATCACAGTTACGGATGATGTCGAGATGATTCAGGCTTTCAACAAGGTGTTCATCTTCCGCGACGGCCTTACAGCTCTTTCTTGGGATGGTAGCTTCACGGGAACCCCAGCTTTTATTAAAGTGGCCAACGGCACCTACGCCAACACGGTGTATTACGATGCAAGCAACAATACAACCATTACAGACGGTTTAGTTACTGTAACTGAGACGGCTCATGGTCTTTCCGTTGGCAGACAGATTTTTGTGGTGGATAATGGCACAACTCCCTTAGTGGAAAACGGAGTTGGTTACACCATTGCGTCTGTTCCTAACGCCAATACCTTCACTTTCTTTGCTCAAGTCGTAGATCACGCAAGTCACAAAGTAACCTATTCTGTGGCTCAGTCTCAGGGCATTGGCTTTGTTCATATGCCCGCGCCCCCGTGGGGAGTCTATCACCAACGTCGCATCATCTGCCCCTACTACTACACCTCTACGGGCACATCTGGTAGTGAAGTTATTACTAGCCGAAACGTGCGAGATGAGCTAATCTTCTCGGATGTTTTCGATTCAGATACTTATGACCACATTCAAAATCAGTTCAAAGTTACTGCGGGCATTGCGGACTATCTTCAATACGTCCACCCCTTCACGGATGACAATGCTGTGGTGCTCAATCGCAATAGCATTCATTTGCTTAGCGGGCTATCCGGTAGCCTAACGGACATTACGCTCAAAGAAATTACACGCGAAGCCGGGCTTGTGGCCCGTCGTTCCGTTGTAACCATTGCCAATCAGATTTTCTTCCTTTCAGACAACGGTGTTTATGCAACAGCCTTCGGCGACCTCTATAACCTTCGCGGAGCGGGACTCCCTTTGTCTGACCCAATTGACCCCATCATCCGCCAAATCAACAAGGCGTATGCTGACAAGTCGGTAGCCATCTACCACAACAACCGCTACTACATTGCCGTTCCGTTAGGCACCTCCACCTATAACAACGCCATTCTTGTTTACAACCTGCTCAATCAGGGCTGGGAGAGCGTTGATCTCATCGAGCAAGAGGGCTGGGACGTAGCCAACTTCATCACCTCTGGGGCTGGCGGCGTCAATCGTCTCTTTGCCATCAATCGTTTTGGCGGCATTAACGAAGTGGAATCTCGCGTAGATGACGTTGATAACATCTATACCTTCCCCGGCCTTCCGTCCCGCTTCTTCCATGTTGAGTCTGAAGCATTAACCCGCGAGTTCACATTCCAAAGCCCTGAGCGCAAGAAGTTCAATAGCTTTGAAATTCACACGGAATCGAGCGAAAGCAACAACTCGGATGCGCTCATTGAAGCTGTGTCCGAAAACTTGGACAGCGACTTTGAGCTTGGCACCGTATCTGACATTCTAGGTGAAGTGCTTCCAGTGGGCGAAGACGCATCCTTGCGTGGTAGAATTGGCAACATTCGGGCCTACGGGATGCAACTTCGATATACTCCGACTGCTGGACGACCCAAGTTGCGTTTAGTAAAGCTCACAGCATCACCTACATTCAGAGCCTTAACACAAGCCTCATAACATGGCCATTCTATCCAAAGGAGCAACAATCGTTGCTGACACACAGATTAGTGCAACCAACCTCAATAATTTGGTTGATGCGGCTACGTTCGTATCTGGTGCCGTTGATGGCACAACCACACAGCTTTCTGGTGGAGCCATCATTGTTAAGGACGGCGGCATCACCCCGGCCAAGTTAAGCACAGGTGGCCCTAGCTGGACAGGCGGCGGCACACTATCCGCCACAGCGTTCTCTGGCCCCCTTGCTGGAGCCGTCACAGGCAATGTTACAGGTAATTTAACGGGCAATAGCGCGGGTACGCACACGGGCGCGGTGGTTGGAAATGTAACGGGTGATGTTACGGGCAATGCTTCTACGGCTACAAAGATTGCAAGCATCACCAATTCGGACATTGTTCAACTAACAGCAAGCCAGACGCTGACAAACAAAACCCTAACCGCTCCAACCATTACGGGAGCTGGAGCCATTGCTGGTAGTTTTACAGGCCCACTCACGGGTAATGTCATTGCTAGTGTTGCTAGCATTACACTGGTTTCTTTAGTACCCGATACGGGCTACCCAACAAGCGGAACCATTACACTCAATTTGGCGGCTGCTAGTAATGCCATCATTGAACTTGGTGGCAATAGCACGTTTGCGCTTTCTGGTATTGCCAGCGGACAAATAAACATTTTGGCCCTCAAGAACAATACAGGTGGAACCATTACAACAGCTTGGCCAGCTTGGACTTCTGCTGGTGGTAGCTTTCCTGCTTCTTTAACGGCTGGTCAGGCAATGGTGGTAAGCCTCTATTCCTACGGCACAACCACAGGTAGCGTTTACGCAGTATCTTCCCTCTAATTTTATGGCTTTTAACCCACAGACAGGCGAGTATGAGCAAGACATGGTTGCTGACCCAACAAATGTTCCTGCTGCCAATCCATTTGGTTTTGACCCCGGCCAAGCTACCCGCGACTATCTCGCTGGTGTAGCCAACCCTCAAACCCTTACGGCTCTGTTGGGTGCCGAGGCTGCGGCTCGTCCTGCTTTTGGTGCTCTTGGTCTTCAGGACATTGGCCAATATACCGCTGGTGCTGCTGCGTTTGACCCGCAAGCCTACCTTGCTGCAAATCCAGACATATTAAATAATTACAACACCGACCCCGGCTATGCTCAGATGTATGGCAGTTTGGAGCAATATGCTAAAGCTGCTGCCGAGGCTGCTGGCGTAGCAGGTAATTTTACATCTAGGCAAGGTGGTTCCCTTGATCTGCTTAAACAAGCTGGTGGTGTTACTAGCGGCTTAGAGACAGCGGCAAATACTGCCCTTCGTACTGCTGGCGCGGCTGATGTTGCTGCTCTTGCTCCTCAGCTTGCGGCCACTTACAACCAAATGAACCCACAGGTTCTTGGTAGTTTGCAACGTGCCGAGGAGTTGCGGAGAGTGCCAGATGCGTATGCTCCGATGCGTACCGCTGCATTTAATGCTCAACAGTTTGGTGACTTGCAGTTTAACCCAGCTCAAGCCTCTTTGCTTGGCGCTGCTCCACAGGTAGGCTTAGGTGGCTATAATGCCGCGCAAACAGGGGCACAAGGCTATAACGCCGCCCTAGCTCAATCTCAAGGCTATCAGGCTCAACAGGCCCAAGCTCAAGGATATCAGTCCCAAGGCTACACCCCGCAAGGCTATCAAGCTGCTCAGGCTGCTACGGGTATGCAAACCGAGGCTGAACGCCTTGCCCGTGGTCAACTTGGTCAATCTCTTTACGCACAGGCTTTACAAGCTGGCCCAAGTCAGGCTGCTCAACTCCTTGGTGGTCGTGCGGCAGAATTTGCCGCCAGTACGGGTCAGCTTTCTCCTGAAGAACTTCGTAATGTTCAGCAAGGCACCCGTGAAGCCTATGCTGCGCGTGGCATTGAGATGAGCAATCCAGCCATTGCTGCTGAAGCTGCGGCTCGTTCTGGTGCAATGCGTCAACGTCAAGCTGAAGACTTAGCTCAGGCCGTTGCTCTCAATCAGGCTTACACCCAAGACCTCACCACCAATCGTAACTTTGGTACAGGTCTTTATGGTCAGGAAATTGGTCTTCAACAGGCCAATCAACAGGCTGCGCTTCAGGCTGCGCTGGCCAATCAACAAGCCAATCAAAATGTTGCTCTGGCTAATGTTGGAGCTACCAACCAAGCCAATCAGTTCACTGCTGGTCTTGGTGCGGAAGCCGCTCAGTTTACAGCTAATGCGGCCAATCAAGCTGGTCAGTTTGGGGCTTCTGCCTTCAACCAAGCTCAGTTGCAAAATGCAATGCTTGGCTCGCAAGCTGGTCAATTTGGCGCATCTGCCGCCAATCAGGCCGCTTTACAGAATGCTCAGAACATTTCTCAGGCTAGTCAATTTGGGGCCGGGGCTCAGAACCAAGCCAACCTTGCCAACCAAGCTGCGCTCAATCAGGCGGGTATGTTCCGAGCTGAGGCTGGCAATCAGGGTCAGCTTACGAACGCCCAGCTCCAAGCTCAGTATGCTATGGCCAATCAGGGAGCTGCCAATCAATTTTCTCTCACCAATCAAGCTGCTGGCATGGATTTAAATGCCCAGAACCGTTTGTTTGCCGCCAATCAGCAACAACAGAACATTGCCAATCTTGGCTTAATTGGCCAAGCCGATACAAGTACGTCTGAAGCCAATCGCGCTTACGCCCTCAACCTAGCTCAAGGCTATCGTGGAGCTGCGTATGACCCAACGGCTATGCTGCTAGGCCAACAGAGCAATGCTCCTCAGACTGCTGCTCAACAGCAAGGATATGCTCTTGACTTGGCCAAGACTTTCAATACTCCTACAACGTACAATCCAGATACGGGTATCAATCTATCGCTGGCTAATCAAGCAAACATTGCAAATGCTGCAAATGCTCAAACCGCTGCTAAAGCTCAAATGGATGCTGCTAGTAAAACAGCTTCCGCTGCAAAAACTGCTGGAGCTATAAGCGGAGTTGCTCAACTTGGCGCGGCTGGTATTGGTGCTTACGCTCTGATTGCGTTTTAATGGAATATCAAAATAAAATAGAAGCTGCTCATTCAATCATTGAGCAAACGCTTAGTCATGCCAAAAATCCAGCAATCATGTGTTCTTTTGGTAAGGACAGCATGGTTCTGCTTCACATCCTAAGAAGCAAAGGAATTAACCTTCCTGTCATTTTCTACACAGACCCTTGGTTTCCAAAGAAATATGACTTTGCTCGCAAGGTAATATCAGACTGGAATTTAACTGTTTTTGACTATGCCCCGATTGCTGTTACGATGTGGGAGGGTGAAAGCATTATGGCATTCACCAATCACTATCAAATTGGGGATGTGGCCCGTGGTGGATTGCTTCAACTTCCTAAGAACATTCTTGAACCAGAGGAAGGCAAGAAGTGGGTTTGCGGCTTAGATGATGTAATTAAGCGTCCTACCAGTGGATTCCAGTATAACTGGGATTTAGTTCTAATTGGCCATAAAGACAGCGATGAAGATCAGATAGCTGGAAAGGTTAATCTCCATTGTGACGTAAAGAAGAATAATGGCATTGCCCCTGACGCCGCCTTTCCGCTGCGCTATTTCAATGACAAGGACATCTGGGAATACACCGAGAAGTTTGATGTACCTCAGCAGTGGGACAGATATGACAGGGCTACCAAGAAGGAAAATCCAGATAAAGAAACTAACAGCGACTATGCCAATGTCTGCATATCTTGCATTGACATAAAGAAGAAAGGTCAGTTTGTTAAGTGCCCAAAGCTAAACAACCTAGTGGTTTCTAATATCTCAGAAAGCGTTTGTTACGATAAACCTAAGTTTGGTTACTTTGGAAACCAAAATGCTTAAAATAGCAGTAAATATTTTAACTAGCAGCATTCATGGCCGAGGTGTATTTGCCGCAACTTCCATATCAAAAGGAACTATTGTCTGGAAATTTGAATGGCCAGACAGCAAAAAACTGTTTGCTTTGGCTACGGACTCCGAAAAGCACTTTGGCTATGTCAATCCAGCCAATCCAGAATGGCTTGTGGTTTGTGGCGATGATAGTTGTTTTTGGAATTTTAGCAAGAGTCCCAATTGTGAAATGGAAACAGCGCCAACCAAGCATTTTGAATCACCTCTTGTTGCATCCCGCGACATACTTGAAGGGGAAGAGCTAACCATTGGGACTAATACCGATTTGGATTCATTCAGAAAGCTATCATTTTGACACTGATAGCGGGGGTTCTGAGCAACTGCAGTAGGCTGCTAGAATAGGCCAAGCTTACATTAGGCAACCACACTTATTTTTATGATTGGAAGCACCGTAAATCCCGCACTTGGCCGCATTGATTACTCCCCTATCGTTCAGGGTGCCCAAGCTGCTGCTCAAGGCATTCAGAATGCTGGTCAAATTACTGGCCAAATGTATTCCAATTTGGGCAGCACAATTGGAAATCAGTTAACCACTAGCGTTCAACAGTACCAGAAGAATAAGGAAGAGCGCGATTTTTACGAGGCACAGGCAAGGAGCAAGATTGGTGAGGCGATTCAGTCTATGAATCAATTCAAGGCCAACCCCAAGGTTTATGGCAACAAAGCTCCTATTCGCCCCGAGATGCTTGAAAGCGTTTCCATTGAAGACATCCCCAAAATCTCCCTTGGAAAACTAAAGGGATATGTAACTGAGCTGGACGGTATTCTCCAGAAGTCCCGTGGCGCTTTGTCTGAAGCCAATGCTATCCGCCAAGCCGAAAAGCCTGCTCGTCTAAGTGAGGTGTTTCAGAAATACACAAAATCCGCTCCTCCCTCAATGATTGCAAGACCGGGACTTGAACAAAAGCCGATAGATCAGGTTGCGCTCACTTCTGATTTGCTTGAGGCTGGAGCAACTCCAGACGAGGCTGCCACCTTGTCAAAGGCGTTTCCATTTGCTCAACAACAGCAATTGGATACAGCATTGCATCGTAATGTAATTGCTACCATTAATGCAGAAATTCAATCGGGCATTACTAAGCCAGAGGCTTTTCAGAAACGATATGCTACGTTGATGGCTAACAACGGCAGGAATGTGCAAGACCGTTTATTTGACGCTGGAACATTCGTCCGTCGAGACAATCAAGGAGGTGCTATTAAAGCCGTCAGAAACGGAAACACTGGGCAAATTGGAGTTGTTGGCGCTAAAGGCTTTGAGCCGATAGACAGCGAGGTTTATATGCCGATGACGACATCTGATGCCAATGTCTTTTTGGATGGTACTGCATTTAAGAAATTGGGTGAAGATTTAGTTAACCAAGAAAATGCGGTAAAGGAAATCAATCGTTTTGTTGAAGGTGTTGGTAGCCTCCCTAAAGGCATAGATAAACTCATCAACTCTGCATCCGCAAAGATTAAGACAATTTTTGATGTTCCTCTTACCGAGCAAGAAAAAGCTGGTGGATTCAGTCAAGCCAGACAGCAGGGTTTGCTTGGTGCTCTTAGAACGACCATTCTTGGCCCCGGTGTTCTAACTGAAATTGATGCTCAACGCATTCTTGATCGTATTGGTGGTGATATAACAAGCGTTACAACCAATCCTGCTTTGTTAAGAGATATTGTTGCCGAAGTTCTTGAAGGCAAAATGAATCAGTATCAAGAAACTCTAAATATTTACAACAGTCATGTCGCTGGTCGCTATGGTTCTTGGGGCATAAAGCAAAGGAGTCGTGTTGCTCCGTTTACGGAATACAACCTAAAATCAGTTCCCCTAGGGGTGGATTTGGATGTTTGGAATGCTATGACTCCAGATGAAAGAAAGAAGTTCCAGTAAACTAACTAATCATGACCTATACACCAGAACAAAGAAAAGCAGAACAAGAAAAAGCTATTGCTGCTGCCAGAGCTAGATTGCAAGCCCAAGTAACATCAACCCCTGCTGTTTCTGCTGCTCCCGCTGAAAAATCGCTTATGTCCCGTGCCCCCGGTATGGCGGCTGACATTGGGTTGGAAGCAGGCGGGGCTACGGCTGGGCAGATGATAGGTGTTGTTGGCGGCCCAGTTGGGGTTGGTATTGGTGGTTTTATTGGCGGGGCTGGTGGTAATGCTGTTGCTCAAATGCGGCAGATTAAAGCTGGTGATCGTTCCGGGTTTTCCATTCCTGAAATGCTTGGAACGGGAGTCTCTTCAATTATTCCCGGTGGTTCGCTGGCAAAGGCTGGAGTAAAAACAGTTGCTAAAGAAGTGGCTAAACAAAGCTCGGCTCAACTTGCTGGCATGGCGGTTGAAAGTCTTGCTGAACGTGGCGACGTATCTAAAATCACTGCTCCACAAGCCGTTGTTACATTCCTTGGTACAACCGCTGGTATTGGTGGTGCGCGGATGGCTGATATGGGCAAGAAGGTTGAAAAGCAACTTATTGCTAAAGCAGACAAAGCCGTGAGGGATAAAACCCTTGAAGAAGCCCGTAAGGAGGGATACATCATTCTTCCCTCAAGTTTGGGTAAGTCTGGTGTTGTTACCGATGCCCTTGAGTTCATTGCTGGAAAATCGGCTACGATGGCTGATATTGTTGAACGCAATGACTTCGTAACTAAATCGTTGGCTAAACGAGCCATTGGCATTCCGTTGACTGAAACTCTCGACACTAAGGCTTTAGAAAGTGTTCGCAACGAAGCCAACAAAGTGTATGCAGAAGCCGCTTCTGTATCCCCTAAAGCATCTAAGGCTCTCGATCAGTATAAGCTAGCCAGAGATGAAGCCCGTATTTTTAGCATTGCGTATGACCGTAGTGGACAGGCTTCTGATCTAAAGGAGTTCAAGAAGTATCAGTCCAAAGCTGATAGCTATTGGTCGCTCATCAATAACGAATCAAAAAAAGCTGGCAAAGATGATTTGATTGATAGGCTTCAAAAATCCAAGGTTCTTATTGCCAAAACCCATCTCATTGAAGATGCCTTTACCACTGGCTCTGGAACCGTTGCTGCTGACATCATTGCTAAACGTCGTAAATCAGGCCATGCTATTCCAACGGATGAATTGAAAATCATTGCTGATTTTGCCGAGGCATTTCCAAGGGCTTCCGATGAAGCTATTGAAAAGTCTGCATCAGCCATTGTAAGGCCATTAGCTATGGCCGCAGTTCCGGCAGTTGGTTATGGTCTTACCCGCAATCCAGCTACGGTTGCTAGTTTGGCGGCATCAACCCTATTTGCTCCAACTGCTGCAAGAGGCGTTCTTACATCCAAACTCTATCAGAATTTGATGGCTACGCCTAAATATAACGTCAATGTTCCGCAAGACCTTGGAGCAATTTTGGCTCAAATGAGTGGTATGGCTACTGGTCGTCAGGCTTCTAATCTTCTTCCACAAGAAGAGAAGAATATGTTTCTAAAGAAGAATCCTAATCAACCCGCTCCATCGCGCTAATTCCATTGTCGCTCAAGTAGAAGCGAAATCCGCAATCGGCTCCTCCCACCACTTCACAAAAGGCTCCCCCATCTGTTTTACAGAATGCGGTGACTTCTTTGCTCTTGCTCACATCTTTCACCCTGAACTTGTAATGCTTGGGTAGCTCAACGAGCTTGTTATCATACGATTCAACTAAGACGCTTACCTCTTTTGGTAGGTTCTTAAACCAGTAGAGCGGGTCAATGGGAGATGAGGCGGGAGTCATTGTGATTTACGCCATTCAACGTAGTCCTTGTGGGCCGTCGCGCTAATCTTATAATAGCGGCCACAGTCCTTGCATTGCATCATGTAGGACAGTGTTCCCGTTGAGCTAATTTGCTTACGGTTGATCTTTACGTTGCTGCTACCATCAACGGGGCAAGTCCACTTATCGTTGCCAGAAGCTACGCCAGCATGGGTCTTGTGGGGCAGGTAGTATTCCATCTTCTCCCAAACTTCCTGAAGCAGCTCTACGTCCTTGGCACAATAGACGCACATTTGATTCATGGCCTTAACATTCTTCTCAAGGACAATCTTCTTCCACAGGCCAAACTCGGTCTTTATCTTGCCGCCTAAGCCTAAGTACTTGGCAATGTAGTCGAGCTTGTTGGAGTTGAACAGGAACTTGCTACGCGCCCATTTGAGGGTGTCAATGGTGCGGTATTGGGGCATGGGGTCTAGGCCGTGGAAGATAGCGCGGGCGCGAATCCACGGCATATCAAACTTGTCTCCGTTGTGGAAAACAATCTCGTCGGCTTGGTTAGCCACCTTGATGAACTCTTGGAGGAGCTTCTTGTCGCATTGGTTGCTGTCCCAACGTAGCACCTTGGCTTTCTTTTGGTGCTCCCACTTGTAACCAATACAAATGATGGCTCGCTCCTTGAGGATGTTGTCATTATCAATGCGGATGTCATAGCCAACGCGCCATGAGAGCACGACGTTGGGGGACGTTTCAATGTCCGCGAATAGGCGATTGATGCGAGGTTTCATTCTTGTCTTTCGATTGTGTGGGAAATTCCCACGGCAGCAAATATAAGGCAGCCGGATAGTAACATGAATCCAGCTCCAACAATCATGTGAATATCCTGTTTGATAACACCTGCAACTACGCAAGCGGCGAATACGGGGACGAGTAATGGGATCATTTGTTTTTCTTCCTTATCTCTCGCTCTTCAGCGGTTTTGAGTTTACTAATTACGTTTTGTTTCCTGAAAAATCTAGATAGATTGCCATTGTCCATTGAGTATTTTTTGGCAATATCTGTTAGCTTCATTCCTTTATTCCTATCCGCACAAAGTTCTTCAATCAAAGAACCGTATCTTGATTTTCTTTCAACAACACGTTTTCCGGCTACCGCATCTTCAATTTTCCAACCCCGCTTAATTCTGCGTAGTAGAGTGTTTTGCTTGCATCCTATTTTTTCAGCTAATTCGCTTATTGTTAGATTTTGTCCATTAAACTCAACGCTGTGATTGCGACATGTATTTAAAAGATTTTTCCTAGCACTTACAAATCTTACGTTTTCTTTTTTGTAACCGTCGTTGTTATTGATTCTATCCAATTGAAGTCCTTTTTTGTAAATTGGTTCAATGTCGCTTTTGAACTTATCAAAAGACTCAACCCATTCGTCGCAAACTTTTATGCCGCGATCAAAATATCTGCTCCTGTTTTGAGATGATTCCTTGCATCTCCAAATCATATTCCAATAGATAACTTTAAGTGGGTGTTTTGACATAGTGGTGACAATTATAGCATATGCATTACTTGTCAAGACGTTTGTTCATTCTCCTCTGTAAATTCTCCTCTTTGCTCTTAACCTTGTGACAGGTGATGCAGATGGCTTGGTAGCCGTCTAGCTCCACGAAAAGACGTTCAATGAACTTGTCCCATGATTCAAACCCCTTGGTGGGGTCAACGACGGGATGGATATGGTCTATCTTAATGTCCTTGTTGCCTACGCTATTCGCGCATAGCGAACACTTGTAGGTGTTCCTAGCTGTCCTAGCCTTCTTTTTACAGGTGTATTTAGGAGCCCAACGAGACGAAGCCCTACGCAACGCAGAGGTGACGAAGCTCTTGAAGCGAGCCTTAGTCCATTGACCGTTGCAATAGGGCTTGTCGTTCATGGGGTTTCTAGTGCAAACACTAGGGCAATGGCCTTGCTGTTGGCGTTAGTGCTACCAGTGCTACCAGTATTCCATTGCCAGCGCCACAGCTCTCCATCCTGCCACAGCTTAATGCGGAAACCCATGTTGGACATAAACCGCGCTTTAGCTTCCGCTATTTTATAGTTCATTTCTTGTTAGTTAGGACGCTTACGATTTCCCTAGCAGTTGCCTCAAAAGATGGATAGTTCAGAACACTAAAGCTCTTGCCGTGTTTGCCAATGAACCAATCCCAATCCTTCTTCTCTTCGGCTGACAGAATAAGCTTTACTGGCTTGGCCTCACAAGCCTCTTCAATGATGTCCACCAGTTCCTCTTCCATTGCAATTGCAGCGGCATGAAAGGCTACCTTATCTGGCACTATTTCCTGACGAATGGAGGTGCGTCCATACTCAATTTTAATGAGCCAAAACCCTTCATCAAGACCATCAAGAGCATAGGGGTCATTGACTGGGACATAACGCTTCCCATCCTTACGGTAGAGTCTTTGGTTTTCTCTACGAGCTGCAAGCGCGAGCGGGTGGTCAGTTTGCCACCGATAACGAAGCTCGGCTTGCAAGCGTTTGCATTCTTCTTTGAAGTAGTCTCTATTTTCTGTGTTCATTGGTTAAATCAGACCCCGCCGCATAGATAGGTCATAAATTTACAACCCTTGAAGCATCCATGCGCTGTGTTCAGGCGTTTTGCCCCGTTTTTGGTGGAGCTATATTCCTGAGACTCGGCTTGC